CGGCCATCGCTCAAGGACTTCGACCGCTTTGACAGTTCGTCAGAGTCATGGCTCGTTCTGACTTCTACGGACTACCCGTCGCCACTTTAGAGGAGTTGCGCGACGAGTATGTTGCCGCCATCAAGGCGATTGCCACCAACGGCGTTAGCTATTCCATCGGCGGTCGCAGCCTGTCCCGCGCCAATCTCACGGAAATGAGGAATACGCTTGGCGATCTTACCGCCGCCATCGACCGCGCCTCCGGTAGCCGCCGCCGCACGACCTACGCTTCCTTTGCGGGCGTCCGCTCATAATGAACCTTGTTGATCAGACCATCGCCCTGTTCAGCCCCCGCGCAGCCCTGCGCCGGGAGGTTGCACGGCAGAAGCTAACCGCTTTTTCGCGCTTCGACGCGGCCAAGATTACCCGCGCCCGCCCGCAGGCTCGCCAGAATATGCCCGCCGAGCAGATCGGGGGAACGACCGAGCGCATCCGGTTAATGAATCGCGCCCGCGACTTGGACGATAACTTCTCCACCGTTCGCGCGATCCTCACTCATTTCGTCATTCACACGGCAGGCACGCTTTCCTACCAAGCTCGCACGGGCGACACGGCTCTCGACCAAGACGTTGAGGCGTATCTGAATCAGTGGTTCGCCAACTGCGACTTGACCGGACGCCACTCGCTCCTTTGCCTTACGCAACTAGTCTTCCGCGCCGTCCTTGTCGATGGCGATTGCGGCGTCATCCTTGTCCGCGACGGGGATGACCTCAAACTTCAGACCGTGACCGCTGACCGGATCGGGCGGGACATTGACCTCGACCTTAACGACCCTGCCTATATCGGCGGGGTGCAGATCGACCCGCGCGGGCGTCCGCTGAAATACCGCGTCTACGAGCGCAACCGCGCAGGCAGCTATCTGAACTTTGAGGAAATCGACGCGGAGAACTTCTGCCACATCGCCAACTTCACCCGTCCCGACGAATACCGGGGCCGCTCGGTTCTCGCGCCGATGCTCGATGACGCGCAGGACGTAGCCGACTTGATCGAATACGAAAAGCTCGCCGCGCGGTGGGCGTCCTCACAGGCGGGCGTGGTCAAGACCGAATACGGCGCGGACGAGGAACTTGCTTCCGTGCTGCGCGGGGAGAAAGACCAATTTGGCAACGAGATTAAGCTGACGGCGCTGGAGCCGGGGCGCATTAACTACCTCAACACGGGCGAGTCGATGGAGATGTTCAAGAGCGGCGACCGTCCTGCCGCCGCCTTCGCCAACTTCGTGCAATACTTGGAGAACCGGATGTGCCGCGCCCTTGGTGCTTCCGCCCGCGTCATCCTCGACCGCACCAGCGCAGGCCCGGAAGCGCGCAAAGACCTTCGCCAAGCCGAGCGCACTTTCGACTTCTGGCGCTATCAGTTGGAGGCGCAATTCTTGAACAAGGTCGTGCGCCTCGCCTTGATGGATGCCGCCGCAAAGCGCCTCCTGCCGAACCGCCCCGAAGTCACTCTCGGTCAATGGCAATGGCCGGGGTCAGTCAGCATCGACGCAGGCCGTGACGCGCGCGCCGACATCGAACTCTGGCGCATGGGTCTGGCGACCGCCGCCGAACTCTACGGCGAGGCAGGCCACGATTGGCAGGCGAGCATGAGGCAGCGCGCCAAGGAGGCGGCTTATATCCGCGAGCTTGCGGAAGAAATGGACGTAAGCCCTGCCGAGATTAGCGGAGGCAAAGAGTCTATCGCTACCGATCCCAACCGCGCCCCGGTCACGGCTCCCGCGCCGTCCGCACCGGAGCAGGAGCTATCGCAGTTTGCGATCCCCAAGAAATACGCACACATCAACTTTAAGCCAACCGCCGCCCTCGCGGTCGAGGCCAAGCGCGGCCTTGAGTGGCGCGAGGAATACGGACGCGGCGGCACGGAAGTCGGAGTCGCCCGCGCGCGTGACTTAATGAACCGCGCCAATCTTTCACCGGACACGATTCGCCGCATGAACAGCTATTTTGCCCGTCACGAAGTCGATAAGCAGGGCGAAGGATTCAAGCCGGGGCAGGACGGTTATCCGTCTGCTGGCCGTATCGCGTGGGCCTTGTGGGGCGGCGATGCGGGTGCGTCATGGGCTGCGGCCCGCGCGGCACAGATGGATGCCGTCGATGACGATGAAGGCTAAACTTTAACGGGGGCGATTGCTTCGACCGACTCTGCGGAGTCTGGCACGGGGGTGAAAGCCCCCCGCCTCCACCTTTTGACAGATTGCGTCTTGCATGACCAAGACCGACTTCGCTGTTCTGCAAGGACAGATCGACGCGCAGGCTGCGACCATTACGGACGTTAGCGTCATTACGGTGGGCGAAGCCAAGGGCCACGGCTTGATGATTGACGAGCAGACGCTGGTCGAAGTGAAGGCCGCTGCCGAGACTTACGCGGGCGGGCTGAAGGTCAAGACTGATCACTACAGCGGATTCAACGAGATTGTCGGAACGCTAAAAAACTTCCGAATCGACGGCGACCAACTACGCGCCGACCTGTTTCTTCTTAAGAACCACGATGCGACCGCTCGCATCTTGGAGATGGCCGAACTGATGCCCGACACTTTCGGGCTTTCGATTAGCTTTAGCGGACAACACGAAGAATCAGAAGACGGCACAGTTTTTGCCCGCTGCTCCGAAATTTATTCCGCAGACCTCGTTGATGCTCCAGCCGCAAACGATGCGGGTTTGTTCTCGGTCAAGGTTGACAGCGAGAAAAAGGCTATGGACGAAAAGCAAATCGCTGACGCTATCGCTGCCGCTCTGGCTCCGGTGATCGAAGAAATGGCCGCAATGCAGGCCAAGCTCGCCGCTCTGGAAGTGGACGAGGAGAAGGAAATGACCGAGGACAAGTCCGAGGAAATGACCGAAGACAAAGCGATGGTCGAGCACGACGAAGAGAAAGAAGACATGAGCGCCAAGCTGGCCGCTGAAGTCTCCGAACTGAAAGCCCTCGTCGCCAATTTCGGCGCAAAGCCCGTTTCGGTTGCCGTTGCCACCGAAGTCAAGGCCGAGCCTAAGACTCCTACCAATTTCAACGAAGCCCTCGACCTCGTTAAGTCCGAAGGCTTGAGCGGCACATCGGCCACCAAAGCCGTCATCGCTCGCTTCCCTGATCTTTTCATCGCTGCCCGTAACAGCGGTATCCGCACTCTCTAACCTAAAACTACTATGGCATCACAAGTTGACTCCCTAAACCGCAGCTTCGTCGCTGACGTTGCAATCAGCGCGTTCCGCTTGGTCAAACTGCACACCACGGAAAACGAAGTCGTGGCTGCAACCAACGGAGCCGCCATCGGGTTCACACAAGATGACGCTTCGGCGGATCAGACTGTGAACGTCAAACTCTTTCACCCCACCTTCCTCGCCACCGTTTCGGGCGCAGGCGTTGCGGTCGGCTCGGCGATTCACGCCATTGCCGACGGCAAAGTCGCTTCCGCTGGCGGTGTTACCGTGGGCTTCGCAATCAACGCTGGCACGACCAACGACATCATTGAAGTCGCCGTGCCGAGCAAGAGCTTCTAATCGGATACCACTATGGCATACGCAAACTCTAACGCACTTCCCCGCGCGGAAATCAGCCAAGCTGTTTTCGAGGCGGCGAGCAACAGCAACGCCCTTCCCTTCATCGGCCTTGAGGTGCTTCCGATCTACTCGGTTGCCGCCCGCTCCGGTGAATACGTGAAGATCGAGCTCGGCGGCGGTGAGGCTTATAACCTCGACGCGCTGAAGACCGATCCCGGCGCGAACCGCTCGCGCGTCACTCGCCGCTTCACCACCGACAACTACGCGACCACCAGCTTTGAACTTGAAGAGCTTCTGCCCGACGAGACATCTGCTGACCTTGGCCGCTACTTTGACGTTGAAGTGTCGAGCGCGACCTTCCTCAACAACTCGCTTATGCTCTCGCATGAGCAGCGCGTTGCCGACCTAGTTTTCGGTAGCAGCGTCAGCGCGATCAGCGCAAACGCCGCTTACACCGCTGGCTCGGTCGATACCCTCGACGTTGCCAAAGATGTCGATGACGCGATGACGGAACTCGCCAAGAAGAACGTGGTTGCCGACACGGTGATCCTTTCTCTCCCGGTGTTCAACCGCATCCGCCGCAGCACCAAGCTTCTCAACAACATCTTCGGCCCCGTGAAAAACGTGGCGCAGGCCCGCCCTGCCTCCGCCGAGGAAGTTGCCGCCGCTCTTAATGTTTCGCGCGTCCTCATCGGTCGCGCTGCCAAGAACGGCGCGAAGAAGGGCCAGAGCTACTCCGGTTCCTTCATCTGGGGCAACAGCAAGATCGTCCTCGCCAAGCTTGGCGCAGGTGAGTTCACCGCTGGCGGTCTGGGTCGCACCCTCCTCTGGAACGAGGATAGCCCGACACCGCTGGTCACCGAGACTTACCGCGACGAGGCTCGCCGCAGCAACGTCATCCGCTGCCGCCACAACACGGCGGAGAAGCTGATCGACACCAGCTGCGCCATCGGCATCGACACCTCCTACGCCTAAAAAACTGTTCCGTGTGTTCACTGGAACCCCGCCGGGAGGCGGGGTTTCTGCTTTTTGACAGACGCCCTCGGGCAGATGAAAATTGCCGTCTGCTTGATTGCAGGCAACGAGGCGGGGCTAATTGATCGCGCCCTCGACTCTGCCTTCTCCGTTACCGATACCGTTGTTGTTGTCCGCGCCGTAGGGGGCCAGACCCCCGATTCCACGCTCGACGTTGCCCGCCAGCGTGGTTGCATTGTCGGGGAATACCGCAACAGCCCCGCCACCGCAGCGTGGCCCTTCGTGGACGATTTCGCCGCCGCCCGCAACCAAGCCTTCCGCCTTGGCGCGGATACCGGGGCCGAGTGGCTGATGTGGATGGACTGCGACGATACTTTGCCCGCAGGCATGGGCGAGACGATCCGTAAAGCCTGCGAGGAAACCGCCGAGGATTGGATTCTGGCCGAGTATGTCCTGCCCAATCACGGCAAGGCCGTTTGGCGCGAGAGGTTATTCCGCACCGGAACCGCCGCATGGTTTCACGGCGTGCATGAAAAGTGCGTCCCGGTCAGCAACGACAAGGACAAGGACTCGCTCAAGGTGCGAGTCAATCGCAACATCCGGGTCATCCATGAACCGCTAGGCGAGAAAACCGGATCGCAGGAACGCAACATCAACATCCTGCGCTGGCGCTACCAAGAGGCGCAGCACCTAGCTTTCTACCTTCATTACGAATACTACCTCCTCGGTAAGCGCGACGAGGCTGTGCGCTACGGCTTAGAGGCTTTGCGGATGCAGGACTTGGACGGCGTGTATCGCTACGAGGTCATGCTCAACCTTGCCCTGCTCGCCGGGGAGAACGCCCACGGGCAAGACCTCTGCCAGCGCGCAATAAAGCTCAACCCTCAACGCCGCGAGGCACACAACATCCTCGCCTTGCTGCAAATGGACGCAGGGCAGACGGAGGACGCACTAAAGACCGCCGAGCATACGCTGACTGTCTCGCTGCCTAAGATACCGGAATGGACGCACCGCCCCGATTGCTACAACTGGAAGGGCTACGCAACCCTCGCATGGGCGCATCGTCTGGCGGACAACGAGGACGAAGCCGCGAAGATTGAAACGAAGATGCTAGAGGAAGGCGGCAAGCCCCGCATTTCTCTGTTGCACGCCACGCGCGGGCGCTGGGCGCAGGCAATACAGGCAATGAATTTGTGGATGTCTCGCGCTGAAAACCCGATGTCCGTCGAGCACATCTTTGCCATCGACGCCGATGACGAAGAATCCCAAGACAAGCTGCGGCGATTCCGTTGCACAATCTCCGCACAGGGCGGCTACTCGGTGCAGGCGTGGAACGTGGCCGCGCTCTGCTCGACGGGCGATGTCTTGATTCAGATGGCTGATGACTTTGAGCCGCCTGCGGGCTGGGATCGGCAAATCCTCGACGCGCTCGGCGGCAACATCTTCACGCCGCGCGTGCTGCGCGTAGCAGACGGCAACCGCACAGACGGCTTGCTGACTTGCGCCATCGTGACCCGCCGCTGGTATGAGCAGCACGGATTGTTCCACGGAGAATATCGCAACGTGTATTCCGACAACGATCTTACCGCAACCGCGACCAAGGCCGGGGCAATCATCGAAGCCCCGCAAATCGTCATCCGCCACCATCATCCGTTCTTTAACGACAAGGTGAAGATGGACGCAACCTACGAGCGCGGAAACGACTGCGCCGAATACGAAAGAGCCAAGGCAATCTATGCAAAACGACATCCCGTGCTGGTTTGATTACGCCCCGCTTTACGAAGCCATCGCCCGCGAGCTACCGGAGGGGGCAACCTTCGTGGAAGTCGGGTCATGGGTCGGGCATTCCATCGCGCACTTTGCGCTGACGATTAAGGCTCTCGGTAAGCCCTGCCGCATCGTTGCCATCGACACCTTCCAAGGCGCACCGGATGACGCCGTGCAGACGGGCCTTGCCACGCAGGGTGGGGGAACCTTCCGCGCGGCCTTTGATGAAACCCTGCGCCTTGCGGGCGTGACTGATCTGGTCGAGATCATCGAAGGCGACAGCGCGGACTCGGCCAAGCTCTTTGCCGATGGGTCGGTGTGGGGAGTCTTCATCGACGCCGATCACGCGACCGAATCCGTGCGCCGGGACTTTGCCGCATGGCAACCGAAGATTGCCCCCGGTGGGGTCTTTGCGGGTCACGACATAGACGCGCCATCCGTAGCCGCTGCTATTCCGCAGCCCTACGTCATCGCGGGTCGCTGCTGGGTCAAACAATGAAGCGCGCACCGACACCCGATCTGTCCGTCCTCATCCCGACCATCACCGAGCGGGAGCAGGAGGCCAATGCCTTATTCCGGTCGCTGGAAGCGCGGGTCAAAGGCCGCAACGTCGAGATTATCATGCTGCGCGAGAACCTTCTGTGCGGCATTGGCGAGGCCCGAAACAAGCTCCTGCGCGCATCGGGAGGCAAATACATCACGTTTCTGGATGACGATGACGCGCTATGCGAAGGCTACTTCACCCTCGTTCTCGACAGCATCCGCCACGACAAGGACGTAATCACTTACGACCAGTGGGCCACGGTCGATGGTGAAGCGGGGCGCATCAACTGCCGCCTCGGCCATGAGGTCGAACCATTCCGCCCCGGAGGCGTGACCAAGCGCCCGCCGTGGTTTTGGTGCGCGTGGCGGCGCGAGTTGGCTTGTGCCTATGCAGTCCCGCAAGTGCGGAGGAATGAAGACATCCTCTGGCTGCGTCACTTGTGGGCCGAGGCTGAGACGGAAGCGCACATTCCGCAAATCCTGCACCGCTACAACTTCGACAGCAGCAAGACCACCCTTCAGAAATGAAAGTGGCCGACATTGTTTTCTGGCACGACGAGCCCGTGAGCTTTGGTTCCGGTTTGTGCCAGCAACTTTTTCGGCATGGAATGTGCAACGCGGCTATTGCCATGCCCTACGATCATGCCGGGGTGCTGCAAATCCTTCGGCAAAGCAGCGCCGATTGCGTGGTCTTCCTTTCACCGCATATGCACGCGGATTTTATTCGCCGCCATCATGCCGACTTGCTGGCGCTGGGCAAACCCCTGCTTGGCTATGTTTCCGAATGGATTGCGGGCAATGACGTTTTCCCCGGCGGGCGGGAGTTCCACGCAGAACACAACTGGCTGCACTACTACGCCGCCGCGCAAATGAGCGATGTCGCGTGGTTTCGTTCCTTGGGCATGAAGGCCGACTTTGCCCCGATCATGTTTGCCAGCGACCTGTTCCCTGCCGTCCCGCAGCACAATCGCATAAAAGAACTGTGCTATATCGGTCACAACAACGCATGGAAAACCGAGCGCATCCGCATTGTGGAAATCCTGCATCGCGCGGGCTTGTTGCGCGCCTTTAGCGCCCCGCGCAACTTGGCCGGGGCCAATGGGGTCGCCGCGTTGTTCCGCGAATTTTCCGCCGTGCTTTGCCCGCCCGCGCACGGGCGCGCTCACAGCATCCGTTGCTGCGAGGCTGCCGCTAGCGGGGCGTTGATTGTCGAGTGCCAGCCGCTTGACCAAGGCAACGAGCTTTTCTTGGACGGCCAGCATCGCGTTACGTTTCCGCAAGGATTGCCCGAAGCCGAATTGTGCGACTTCATCCGCGCCCTTGACTACGACAGGCTGCGCGGCATTGCCGAGGCGGGCTGCGCCTTGGCGCACCGGGAGTTCTGCGCCGAAGTCGGATTTGCCCGCCTTTTAGAAGCCGCCCGCAAAGCCTTGACAGTGTAGCCGTAGCATGGCCCTCGACACAGCGCGGCTCGCTACCGAACTCGACAGCATCATTGCCGACCTCCCGGCAACGGTGACCTTTGGCGAGGCGACATTCAGTGCGGCGGTTACGCAATCGACTACGGGCGCGGACATAGAAGAGGGCGGATTTCTACCCGCTCGCGATGTCGGTCTGCACGTTAAGTCCACCACGACCACACGCTCGGTCAAGGTAGGAAGCAAGCTCGACGTTGCCAGCGCCGGGGTCACGACTACTTATCGCGTCATTTCCATCGAACGCTCGCAAGACGGGCAAGAACTCATCTTATCATGCCAGAGTCACCGCCGCTAAATTATCAAACGATCCAACGCCGCGCTCCCGAGCCGCTAGAGGAAGCGGTCGAAAAAGCAGTCGCGGACATGATCGACTTTAATCTGCGCGCTTACCAGTTAAGCGAGGTCAATGTGACCCGCGCCGATGTCGGAACCGACCTTGAGCTTCCCGCCGTGGTCGTGCGCGCGGCCCGCCTGCGCGAGTCGATTCCGACCGGAGATGTCTATGAGGTGCAAGTCGCCGTCTCGGCCATGACCTTGATGGATAAGCTCAACGACAGCGATCCTTCCCCGGAGGAATACACGGATCGGCTGTGGTCGGCCCTTGTCGCCATGATGGAAGACCCGCAGCTTTTGCTTGTCCTCAAGGACTCGCGCTCGTCTGTGACCTTTCACGGCCTTGTTCGTCAGAGCGGCATGGAGTTTTCGCGGCAGGATCGCCACGCCGTGCGCGGGCTGCGTTTCAACGTCCACGTTTCTCGCCTCGTGTAGAGGTTGACAGTCGCGGTCAAGCATGGCCGCTACTACAGTCACCTCTTCCGCCGCCGCGAGCGTTGTCTTCGGCTGCACCGCCGAGACAGGCATCCTCATCTCTACTTTTTCCCGTGAAATCAGCCGCGAAAAGGCCGAGGTCATGGACAATGACGGAGACGTTGTTGCCGTTTCGTATTTCAAACCAACCGCCAGCATTAGCATCGAAGGAGTCATCAACGGATCGACGGGCGTAATGGGCGCTGCTCCCGGCGTTGCTCTCTCGCTTAACAGCACGACTTCGGGCAACGGCATCACGGGCGGTTCGATCATTGTTGATTCGGTTAGCCGCAGCGAAACGAGCGAGGGGTTTGCCTCCTTTAGCGTTTCGGCCACGCAGTATCCGAGCCTCTAATTTCCCACCACGCGCAGCGGGGGCGCGCAATTCCCCGCGCTAAATTCCACATTTAAATGATTGAAGATACTTCGACCAATGATGAGGTCTTTTTGACCTCTAACACAAAGCTCGCTACCGCGCTTCTTTGCTTGGGGCATACGCTTCGCCGTCCTCCTTGCACCCGCCAAGTTCGCCGCGATGGCAAAACGATCGTTACTTTCCTTTTTAATCCCGCGACCGAGGGGGCAACGGATTCCTGCGGCAAGCTCGCCTCGCAATGGTTGCGCCTTGAGGAGGCAGACCCCGGCGACCGGACGCCCGAGGACTTAACAGATCGCGTGGAATGGCTTCAGAAACTAGCCGCCTCTGATGACGCCCTAGAATTTGCCTACGCTAATTCGGGATGGCGCGACATCGCGCTTTCCATCGTCAAAAGCACGCCGCGCATGGTCGAGATCAGCGCGGGTGACGGCATGGGCTTTATCCGCGAAGACGCAACCTCAGAAGAAATCCGCAAGATGCAAAATTACCTATGAACGATCACCTTTCCGACGAAGAAGCAATCGCCACGCCGTCACGCCTAGAAGTGCTGGCAAAATCCACGCTGACCAAGGGCCGCAGCCTTGGCCCGCTGACCATCCGCCCCATGACCGCAGAAACGCTTTCGTATCTCTTTGAGGTCGAAAACTTCTTTATTCGCGGCATGAAGGGCGAGCGGGTCAGCGCGCAAAACGCCAACGCTATCTGGTCAACCGCCGAGTTTCTTTACATACACTGCGGCGACCCGCAGGAGGTGCGTCACAACGTCTGGCTCCGCAGTCAATGGCGGCAGGCGGTGGGCGACTTCCTTGGCGGGCCGCTCAACGATCCAAAGCTCTTGAGCGATGCCCTTCCTCTCATCGAAGAAATGGTGCTTGGCTACTTTGCCGTGCAAACCGAAGCCATCCGCAAGGTCAAGGGGCCGAAGGTTCCTATCGCGGGAAAAGAGCAAGCCCGTGTTGGCAAGCAAGCTACCTAGCAAGTATTGCCGCTAAGACGGGCTGGAGCGCGGACTATATTCTTAACGAGCTTGCGCTGACTACGGGGCTGCAACTCATCCTCTGGCACGACAACGCACAGGGCAGTGTCATGCGTTGGACAAAAGCCATGCGCGAGTCCGGTGGGGTGGACATTGCCGCCGAGATAAGAATGACTCTGGCAAAGGCCGATACCGATGAAGATAACGGCACAAATTGATACCTCCGATTTGCGGGGGCGCATGAAGCGATATGCCGAGATTGTCGGCAAGGACGTTCAACAAGAGCTTCGTCGCCATGCTCGTATTGCCTGCGTCGAGCTTGCCAATACCACGCAACCATTCGGCAAGGACAAAGCGGCCAAAGAGCTAGGCGAGAAGGCCGTCGAGGTCGATATCAGCAAGGTGTTCTACACTCCGGAACCCTACGGAGGAGCGGTTGAGCAACTCCATGAGCTTGCCAGCAAGTTTAACAACTATCGCGCTTCTCAGTCCAAGCGCGGATTTAACGCCGACGAAGCCACGTTGCGGTTCACGGATCGAGTCAATGGCTACGCCGCCGCTGGCAACATGAAAGCCCTGCGCAAGATATTCGAGAACTTCGGGTGGCAGGGAATGATTGATGAGGTTGATCCGCAACTGCATTGGTCGGCGCGCGGCGGGTCACGCATGAAGGTCAAGAAGCGGGTAGGCAATATGCATTTGCTCATGCAGAAGCGCACCAAGCTGGACGCCTATATCAAGCAAGTGCAGCGCAAGGTCGGCATGACCAAGGCGGGGTGGGCGGTGTGCGCGGAGAAAATACCGGAGCTTGACCTAGCCTCTGTGCAGACTCGCGGCATTCCGCAGTGGGTCACGCGAAACAAGGGGCACCGCATCCCCGCCGCAAGCTCGGTGGATGCCTCTAGCACCTTTACCAATTCTATTAACCCCTCTGTTCGCATGACCAATGCCGTGCCGTGGACGAGTCAGAATCTTTCCGCAAGCTCGGCCATGATGGCGCTGCAAATAGCGCGCGGCAAGTTCGTCAAGATGATGGATCGGCAAATCCGCTACGTCTTGAGGCAACAGGCGGGGTTGAGAGCAAGCTAATAGGAAAAGATGGCCGATGTAACAGCAACATTTGCGGCGAGGGACGAGAGCTTCAACTCTACCGTCACGCAGCTTCAGAACCGCTTGAATAGTTTTCAAGGCGGCTTGCAGGGTTTTAATAACGAAGTTGCCAACATTGGGGCTACCTTTACCAAGATCGGCATTGCGGTCGGCGCGGTGGTCGGAGTGTTTCGCAGTGTTCAAGCCGCCCTTTCTTCTTTCCAGCAAACCTTGGAAAACACCGATGCGCTCAATGACTTTGCCAACAGGGTCAATGCGCTGCCGGGAGATTTGGCCCTGCTGCAAACGGCGTTTCAAAACGCTGGAAGCAGCGCGGACGCCCTTGAGCCAGCGATTAACCGCCTCAACAACGAGCTAGGCAAGGCGTCTCAAGGATCGGCCGAGGCGCAGGAGAAGTTTTCTCGCCTCGGATTAAACTTTGAACTTCTCAAAACGCAGAGTCCGACCGAGCAACTGCTGGCGGTTGGCAACGCAATT